TCCGACCAACAATCGGTATCTCGCCTACGAACTGATCCAGCGCAGCGTCATCGTGAAGCGCAACGAGAAGGGCAAGCGGCGCGGCGATCAGAACTTGCATGAGGCGCTGACGCACCTGCGTCAGGTCGGAATTGTGCCGTGGGAATGGCTCGAAGACGAAAGCCGGACCGCCATTTTCAATCCGTCGTGGGACAGTCTCGCCGAATGGGCGACGACAATGGTGGAGTACGTCCGGCTCAATCCGTGGGGCGGACGGCCGCCAAAGATCATAACTGAAAGTCGCGCGGTCGCTGGCGTGCTTAGAAACCTGGCGGATCAGTATTGCGTTGATGTCTTCCCGACCGGCGGCCAGTGCGGCGGTTACTTGCACACCGACGTCGCGCCGGAATTGGAGCCGGACGACCGGGTGCTCTACACGGGCGACTTGGACCTGGGCGGCGGGCAGATCGAAGCCAACACCCGCGCCGTTCTTGAACGGCTTATCGGCGGCGAACTCGACTGGACGCGGATCGCGCTGACCCCGACCCAGGTCGATCGATACGATCTTCGCAAGTGGGCAATCTGGAAGACCGACAAGCGCTACAACGACGGCCACCGGCACCAGGCGGTCGAATGCGAAGCGCTCAAGCAGCACGTCCTCGTCGGCATCGTCCGCGATCAACTGAACGCGCTGTTGCCCGAACCGCTGGCGGACGTTCTTGAACGGGAAGCGCGCCAGCGCCGACAGATCGCCGCCAAACTGCGAGGCCGGTCATGACCGAGCAGCGCCTCGATCGCCAAACTGGACTCCAAACAAACCCCAAACAGGAGAACCTAACCATGCAAGTGCATGACCTTTCTGCCTTCCGCGAGTCAGCCGCGCAAATGAAAACCCGCGAGGGCTTCGGCGGCACCTTCGTCAATTTTAACGGCGAAACCGGTCATTGGACGATCGGCAGCGGCGACAACAAAAAGATCGTCGAGGGGCGACGGCTGGTCGTCGGTGTCAGCCTGCTGATGGTCGGCTGGCAAAAATTCGTCAGCAACAAACCGTTTTACGACGATGTCGGCTTCGTCCGTAACCGCCACCAGCCGCGACCGCGTAAGGAGCTAGGCGATCTTAACAGGACACACTGGCGCAATGACGTCGATCCGTGGCAGCCAACCTATTTCCTGGCCGCGCTCGATCCCGAAACGCGCGAGCACTTCATGTTTGCGACCAATAGCGGCGGCGGCAAGGACGCGCTGTCCGATTTGCAAACAGCGTTCGCCGATCACAATGAAGCACGGCCGGACAAGGTCGAACAATGGCCGTTCGTCGAGCTTTCGTCCGAGAGCTACATCAACAGCTTCGGCAAGAAAATCCACAAGCCGTTGTTTGAAATTCTCGATTGGCTTGACCCGCCGCCGAACTTTCAAGCGGTGACGCCGCCCGCAACCACGGTGCCGAAGATCGAGCATAAGCCTGGCGCGGCGACGAGCGGCGACGGGGCCGAAATCGACGATGAAATTCCCTTTTAGGAGGGGACCGCCACCATGCTCGGTCATGCTGCACAACAATTAGCGCGACGCGGTCTTGCGGTGTTTCCCTGCCTCGTCGGGGCGAAAGAACCGGCAACAGCAAACGGGCTGCACGCGGCCACCACAGACGCAAGCATCATTGCGGCGTGGTGGCGGCAGCAGCCGAGCTACAACATCGGCTGCGCGACCGGTGCGGTATCGCAAATCTTTGTGCTCGACATCGACAGCACCGATGCCGAGGCCGAGCTTAAAAAGCTCGAAGCTGAAAACAGCGCATTGCCCGCAACCGTTGAGGCCATCACCGGCAAGGGGCGGCATCTGTATTTCAAAATGCCGGATTGCGATCTGCGTAACAGCGCGAGCAAGCTGGCACCGGGCCTCGATATACGAGCAAACGGCGGCTACGTGCTGGTGCCGCCAAGCTTACACCCGAGCGGCAAAAAATATGCGTGGTCGGTGGACAGCGCCGAAACTTTTGCACCGCCGCCGCAATGGCTGATCGAAAAGGTCGCGACGCCGTCCGGTGCGAACGGCAAAGAGGCAATGTCAGCCGCCGCGCTGCGCGCTCTTTTCGACAGCGAAATTGTTGAGGGAAAGCGCAACGTCACACTGACCCGGATCGTCGGGCATCTACTGCGCCGCCGCGTCGATCCGCTGGTTGTCGTCGAGATCGCGACCGCGATCAATGCCGCAAGGTGCGCGCCACCGCTGCCCCTCGATGAAGTGGCGACGATCTGCGACAGCATTGCGGCGCGCGAACTGAAACGGCGGCTCGCATGACCGACGACAATATCGTGCGACTAGCCCGGCTTCAGGAAAACGGCGAACTGCCAGCGACGGCCGAAGACAGCATGGCGCTGGTCTTTGCCGATCGCCACGCCGCCGAGCTCCGCTATGTGGCGATGTGGGGACACTGGCTCGTGTTCGACGGCACCATCTGGCGACTCGACAGCACGTTGCATGTGTTCGACCGCGCCCGCGCGATCTGCCGCGAGGTTGCCGCCGATTGCGACAAGCCGGTGGGTGCGGTCGCATCGGCAAAAACCGTCGCTGCCGTTGAGCGGCTCGCCAAAGCGGATCGTCGTCTGGCGGCGGTCATCGAGCAGTGGGATGCCGACGCATGGGCAATCACCACCGCGGACAAGACCCTCGATCTGCGCACCGGGATCGGCCGCGCACCTGACCCGCTTGACTACATCACCAAACAAACAACCTGCGGCTGCGCGCCGCCCGGCACTCCGCATCCGCTATGGACGAAATTTTTGTACCGGGTCACCAACAACAACACCGGCCTGATCACCTTCCTGCAACGCTGGTGCGGCTATTGCCTGACCGGCAGCACCCGCGAGCATGTTTTTGTTTTCGCGCACGGCACCGGCGCAAACGGCAAGAGCACTTTTGTCAACACCGTGCGCAATATTCTGGACCAGTACGCCACCGTCGCCGACATGGGGACGTTTCTCGCGAGCAACAGCGAGCGGCATCCGACCGATTTAGCGAAGCTGCGCGGCGCGCGGCTCGTCGTCGCCATCGAAACCCAGAAAGGGCGGCGCTGGGACGAAACCAAGATCAAAGCAATGACCGGCGGCGACCCGATCACCGCGCGATTTATGCGGCAGGATTTTTTCGACTTCACGCCGAACTTCAAGCTGTTCATCTGCGGCAACCACAAGCCGCGCCTGAGCAGCGTCGATGCAGCAATCTGCCGTCGCCTGCTGCTGGTGCCGTTCACCGTGGAAATCCCGCCGATCGAGCGCGATAAGGACCTTGCCGACAAGCTCAAGGCCGAGTGGCCCGCGATCCTGCGCTGGATGCTCGACGGCTGCCTCAAATGGCAGGGCACCGGATTGGCGCCGCCCAAGATCGTGCTTGATGCCACCGAGAATTACTTCACCGAGCAAGACATCATGCGGCAATGGCTGGACGAATGCACCGAGAAGCCTAACGACCTGGTCAAGACCCCGATAGCCGAGCTGTTCACCTCCTGGGGCGATTGGTGTGAAAGGCGCAAGCTAAAGCCCGGCACCGAGATGGCGTTTTCAATGGCGCTGTCGGACAAGGGTTTCGAGAAGACCAAAGACCCCGTCACCCGGCGCATGGTCTTCCGCGCCATCGGATTAAGAAAAGCGTGATAAATCAACGGCCCGAAAGACCTCGAAAGGGTTACCAGTAATAGACCGTTAGGCGCGCATATACGCTCTATTACGGAAAGGTCTTTCGAGGTCTTTCGGACGGGGTGGCGTTGGCGCTTTCCGTTGACTGTCACCCCGACCGGCGATAGCGGACTGCATGGCGTCGCTGGTCGTTTGTCGCTGTTCGCACATCGGCCTCGCTCCCCGGCTCCCAAGACCACTTAAATGTTCGGTCTGTGGTGCGGTTCGGCTGTTCACGCTCGCTGATGCACTGCGCCTACAGCCACCATCCGCACCGCCACCACGGCAGCAGCGCCGTCGTCGCAAGCGCTTGTTGGTGCCGCCGTCGCAGCGCACGCCGGTCACGCCGCTGATCCAGCAAGCGTTCAATGACGTCGAGCGTGTGAGCGACGCGCAATTGCTTCAAATGATAGGCGCCGATGATGAGTAATGATTTGCAAAGGTACTTGGAACAAGCAGACCGCGGATTATGGTACGCGCGACCGATCCACGTCGCTCCCGGATAAAAAAACAGGATGACTAGTGAGAAGCACAAGCCCGGACTTGTCGCCGCGCCGGTCTTGGCGCGCTGGCTCGGCGTCAGCGGCAAGACGGTTTACGAAATGGCGAAGACCGGCATTGTGGTGCGCGCCAGCCGTGGCCTCTATGCGCTCGAAGCCAGCGTGCGCGGCTATTGCGAACACATCCGCGCGACGGCCTCGCAGCGCGGTGGCGAGGTGTCGCTTGAGGCGATGCGCAGCGAACGCATCCGCATGACCAAGGCGCAGGCCGACGCGCTTGAGTTAAAAACCAGGCAGCTGGGCGGCAAGCTACTGGATGCTGACGCGGTGGTGCGCGAGTGGGCCGACATCGTCCGGCTGTCGCGTATGGCTATCTTGGCGGTGCCGCAGCGCTGTCAGAACCGGCTTCCGCATTTGACCGCACACGACATCAGCGAAATCGACGCTGAGCTTCGCGCCGCGTTGACCGAATTGGCTGGGGGTGCGGAGCAATGAGCGGTCAGGTTCGTTCATTTGCTCCCAGCACTTTTCGCACGATCGCCTCAATGCTGGCCACGCCTAATTCGGTCAGGCCGCCCCGGGCGTCCATCCAGCCCAGGTCCTGCAACATGCGGATACCGGTTTTCTCGGACACGCCCATTCCTTTCCAGAACGCGCGCATTGCTTCTTCGTCACTGGTTTGGTCAGTCATCATTAAAGTCTTTCGGCTTCAGCGCGCGGCGCGTGTCAGCCGCCGCGGCGTTCGATCAGCCGCGGCGTTCCCGGTAGGTCGTTGAACGGATGGCCGGGTTGAAAGTCTTTCCGCTTGAGCTTGCGGCCGATACGTTTTTCAAGACAGCCGATGCAAAGACATCCACCGTAGGGCTCCATGCCCGCCGCTTTCCATATCTTTTCCCGCACCATGTAGACTTCGCTCTCGTTGGTATACGTCATTGGGACACTGCCATCGCGGTTCATTAAGAATTCCGCCAGTGCGCGGGGCGGCGCTCCGGGGCTGGTGTTGAGGCCGCAGTCGATGCAGTTGTGGTGCTCCGAGTAGAGGCCCTCCAACAAGCCGAGCTGCTCGTCATTATGCAGAACAGTCAGGACTTTCTTGCTCATGGACGCATTGAGCGATTAGCCAGTTCGTCGAGTTTTCGGCGGATGTCTTGTCGAATGTTTTGCAATTCTTCTAATTGTTCCGGAGTGAGCGGATCGCCAGAACCAGAAGCGACCTTGGCCAGGACGTTTTCGAAGTGATTGAGACTCATAATCGTCATGTTCAAATTCTTCTTGCTGAACCGTACAGTCGACAGCAAACCGATAATCCATCGCGTTGCAGCCAGCTTTTCGTCGATGGTTGCATCCGGCGTCCCAATCGGCACCACAGGTCTAGAAATCGTTCTCATTTGGCTTCTCTCCTTCATGACGCAGTCTTGGAAGGCTGGAGGCTGGACGCAAATGTTAAAAGCAAATATCCACATGAGAAGGTTGCCAATATGTTTTTTATCTTTCGACCACGATGCTGATCGCCCGCACTGCCGCCTTTCGCGCGTGGCTGCCGCCGCCACGCTTGCAGCTTGCGCGCTGGATCGAGCAAAACATCGTGCTGCCCGAAAGCACATCGGCGCAGCCCGGCCGTATGCGGCTGTACGCGTACCAGCGCGGCATCGCCAACGCGATCAGTGATCCGCTGATCGAACGCGTCACGCTCGTCAAGGCGACACGCATCGGCTTCACGTCGCTCTTGACCGCGACCATCGCGGCTTACGCGATCAATGAGCCGTCGCCGATCCTTTGTCTGCTGCCGACCGAAAGCGATGCGCGCGACTACACCGTGTCCGACATCGAGCCGATCTTCGAGGCGTCGCCGCTGTTGCGCGGCATCCTGTCGGCCGACAGCGACGAAGGGCAGCGCAATACGCTCTTATCGCGCCGCTTCCCTGGCGGCAGCCTGAAGATCGTCGCCAGCAAGGCGCCGCGCAATCTGCGCCGTCACACCGCGCGCATCCTGCTCGTCGATGAAGCCGATGCCTGCGAGCCGTCGATCGAGGGCGCGCCGATCGCGCTCGCCGAGCGGCGCACGCTAACGTTCGCCAACAGAAAAATTATTATCGGCAGCACGCCCATCGATGCCGAAGCGTCCCCGGTGCTGGCGGCCTATGCCGAAAGCGATCAGCGCGTTTTCGAGCTGCCGTGCCCGTTGTGTGGTGCGTTCACCGAAATCTTGTGGCAGCACGTCGAATGGCCTGAAGGCAAGCCGCATGAGGCGGCGTTTCGCTGTCCGCATTGCAAGGAATTGATCGACGAGCGGCACAAGGCGGCGATGGTCGGCGCCGGGCGCTGGCGCATCACCCGGCCTGACGTGAAAGGCCACGCCGGGTTCAGATTAAACGCGCTTGTGTCGCTGCTCGCGAACGCGTCCTGGCCGAAGCTTGCCGCCGAATTTATCGCCGCCAAGGACAACCCCGATTTGTTGCAGCCGTTCGTGAACACCGTCCTGGCTCAGGGCTGGGCCATCCCCGGCGAAATCGGCGAGGCGACCCTGGCGGCGCGCGCCGAGCCGTTCGACTTGAACCGCGTCCCGGTCGAGGTACTGGCGGTCACCGTCGGTGCCGACGTGCAGGACGATCGCATCGAGGCCAGCGTGCTCGGCTGGACGCGCAGCGGCGAATGTCTGGTGCTGGCGCACTTCGTTATTTGGGGCTCATTCACCGATCACAGCACATGGAATGAATTCGACGAATTGCTGCGCACCCGCTGGAAACATCCGCGCGGCGGCTTCCTGAAAGTCGATGCAGCGGTGATCGATTGCGGCGACGGCGATCACTACGACCATGTGCTGTCGTTCTGCGCGCCGCGCATCGGCCGCCGCATCTTTCCCGGCAAGGGCATTGGCGGCAACCGGCCCGGCTTCGCGATGGCAAAGACCGGACGGGTGTCGAGCAAGCTGGCGATCATCGGCGTGGACGTTTTGAAAAGCGTGATCTTCGACCGGCTGTCGCGCGGCCAGGGCATCAGGTTCAGCGAGACGCTTGAGCCGTCATATTACGAGCAGCTTGCAAGTCAGCGTCGCACGCTCACCTACAGGAAAGGCATGCCCACGAGGCGCTTTGAAATGGTAAGCCAACGCGCACGCAAGGAAGCGCTCGACGCGCTGACGTATGGCTTTGCCGCAAGGCAAAGCTTCACGATCAGCTTTGACCACCGCGAGGCCGAATTGTCGTCGCCGATCCCGCCGAAGCGGCGGCCGATCGACGAGCTATTGGCATGATCGCGGTCGGCGGCATCCGATTTTTCCAGATCGAGACCGCCGCGCTCGGCGTCGTCGAGGGCTGGCGCGCCTTCGGTGGGCCTTACCCGTTCCGCCTGGTCACCCGCGCGGGCACATGGGACCTCGATGAGGGACAGGCCAGCCGTCTCGCGCTTGCCGCCCGGCAGGCGCGTGCGCGCCTTCGCGAGGCGGAAATCCGCCGTCGGCCCGCCAAGCCCGGCCGCTGTGGCGTCGCGTTGCTGCACCAGACCGACCTCGATCTGATCACGCTCGAAATTGGCATCACCGACCGCGACGCGGCGCTCTATATCCGCTTCGCCGAAGCGCCGCCGATTATCCTGGCCAACGCCGACGCCGCCGTGCTGCTTGCCGCATTGCCGAATTCGGCGCGCAGCTTGCACTGACGCGGCGCACCGTGCAGCACAGTCCGATGGATTATCGGGGCGAAGGCCCGGAGAAATTTTGGCGATGACGCGCGCACAAGCAAAGCCGCAAGTGCAGTCGGCTGACGCGCTGTTTTGGCTGGCCGTTTGGCTGTTGGCCGCGCCTGATGATTTGCTGACCGTCACCGAAGCGGCCACGGCCTGCGGCCGCACGCCTTCGTGCGTGCGGTTATGGTGCGAGCGGGGCAAGGTCGGATTTTGGGACCAGCGTCTGAAAACGTGGCTGATCTGGAAAGACCAGCTTACGGCGTTCATCGAAGCGCACCCGTCCGGCTGGCGCGGCGTGCCGCAAGCGTTACGCGATTTCGCACCAACGCAAACCCGATCCGTGCTGAATTCCCGGTATGAGCATTCTACCCCCACGCCGCAGCGGTCCATTGACGCCCGTCGAACGGCAACAATTCGAAGCGCTACAGAAACGCGCCGGGCAGACGCCGCAAGCGGACGTGATCGATCTGCAAACCGAAAACAAGGAACGCCAGCGCCGCCTCGCCCTCGCCGCGCGCGTTGCTCGGTTTAACGAT